AGCCGCCGCAGCCTGGCCAGGGCTTGCCGCAACCGCCGACTGCAGCGCCGAAGCCCGGGCAGCGGCGTTAATTCAATCGGGGGCTCCAAGGATGGGGCCCCTTCTCCAACTCGGGGGTTAAGACATGAATAAATTGTTTTTGACGGCCGCCTTGCTCGCCGCGATCGGCGCGCAGCCGGCGCAGGCGACGCTGCAGATCGAGGTCTTCGACAACGGCAGTCTCATCGACAACGTGACGGGGATCACGACCGGGGCGGCGAGCCTCACCGCCAACGACGCGAACTTCGCCAACATCACGATCGCTGCGCAGGGCTCACCGATCTTGCCGAATGCGGACCTCTCGAGCGTGACGCTCGACGCGACCGCTGCGGCGGGCCTGACCGGCGCGCACGAATTGACCATCGATGTCCTGCAAAGCGACATTGCCGGCAGGGGGAATACCCTCTCCACGTTCACGGTCAACGGCTTGACCAACGATCCTGGCCCGACGACCGAGACGACGTTCGCGGATGGCGGGGTGCTCGCTTCGCACACCTTCCCGGTGGCGCTGTTGGACGGCTCGGCTGGGCCGTTCTCGGCGGCGACGGGCGCGTTCACGTCGGACGAGGTTCAGTTCGCCGTTGATTTCACCGCGCCGCAGCAGTCGTTTGGCGGCTCGATCCAGTTGACGACGGGCGTTCCGGAATCTTCGACTTGGGTGATGATGGGGCTCGGTTTCGCCGCGCTTGGCTTCGCCGGTTGGCGTCGTCGGGGCGCGCGTCTCGCGTTCTAGCGGTCGTTACCCCCAAGATCGCTGGAATAGGGATCGGACGTCGGACAGCCGCTAGCCCAAGGACGTCCGATCCCGCCGGGGGTTTCGATGTTAGGCACCGATCATTTCACCGGGGAGACGGCGGAACAGGTTCTCACCTATCCTGGGCAGGCCCATTTCGCCATTCCCGGAGCTACAACGCGCTGCGGCGATTGTTGGTTCTGGTCGCCCAGGCGGCCGCGCGACAAAAGGGCGATTTGCGGCAAGGCCGCCTCGATGATGAGCCGCAAAGGCGCGCCGCCTTCCATTCCCGCCGTGCCTTGTTACGCCACGATTTGTCAGTACTTTACCAAGACTGCGCCAGAGATTTGACCTCGCCGGGAAACGCGCGATAAATCCGCGCCGGGGGATGGGATCGGCGCGTGGAACGGATCTTCGCCTCCTTCAAGGATAGCTCGAGCCTGAATACAGGCTCGTATGATCCCGGTGATCCCGAAAGCTATGAGCAATTCCTCAATGCGATGATCAAAGACGCCCGCGATTACGAGGGCATGGTTCTCGCGGCGAATCGGGATTACGCGCAGAAATACTATTACGGTTTACTGCCGACGCTCTATCCGGACGACAATCCGTGGTCCGACACGACCATCGTCCAAGATCCCAACGCGACCTACGACCAGTTCAACAAAGATCAGGAGGACGCCGCAAACCGCTCGAGCTTTGTCTCGACCGACGTTCGCGACGCGATTATGCTGATGCTGCCGAGCCTGATCAGGCTATTCGGCGCGAATGAGAGCCCGATCGAGTTGGTGCCGCGCTCTGCAGCCGGGACCGATATGGCGAAACAGGCGACGGATTACGTAAACTATACTTTCTGGAACGATAATCCAGGCTTTTTAATACTTTACGGTGCTTTCAAAGACGCCATGACTGTAAAAACCGGTTTTTGTAAGTGGTGGACCGACGATCGCAAGGAGATGCGTCGGAAGACTTTCAAGGGCATCACAGCCCAGCAAATTCAACAGCTTCTGGTCGAAGACCCAACGGCTAAGCTGATCGAGGTGGGCAATCCGACGCCTGGCGTCGCGCCTCCCCCGCCGCCAGGCGGAGCCATGCCGCCTCCAGGCGCGCCTCCGACGCCGCCCACCGCGCCCATGCCTCCAGGAAGTCCTCCTGGAATGGCTCCAGGCGGGCCACAGATGGCTCAGGGCGGGCCTCCGCCGATTCCCGGTCCTCCACAGCCTCCTGGCGCTCCCCCGCCTCCAGGGGCCGTTTCTGGCCTTCCTGGAGGCCAGCCGCCCCTGCCGCCTGGCCTCGCCGGCGCGATCGCGCCGCCGGCTTTCGATGATGTGGTGATCGAATACCAAGTCGCGAAGCCGGTCGTCCGCATCGCCGGCGTGCCTCCGGAGGAAATGCGGCTCGACCGTTATGCGAGAACGTTTCGGGAAAGCCGGATCGTCGGGCATGAACGCGTCGCGCCGATCGATGAGCTCACCGCGATGGGCTACCCGCGTGAAATGCTTCTCGACTACGTGCAATCGCAGTCGATCGCAGAGTTCACGACCGAGCCGCAATTGCGCAATCCCGGCCGGATCATGTCGACCCGGGTTGGCGACGGGGTGATGTACGGGGAATGGTTTATCCGCGCCGATCACGACGGCGACGGCTTCCCGGAGCTCCGCCACGTCATCACGATGGGCGAGAACGCCACGCTGATCTCGGACGAGCCGGCGAACCGGATCAAGTTCGCCCTGTTCTCGGTCGATCCGATCAGCCACACGATCGTCGGGGATTCCATCGCGGACCTGACGATGGACATTCAGCGGATCAAAACCAACCTTTCGCGCGCCGTGCTCGACTCGGCCGCCGAGAGCATCAATCCGAAAACAGTCATCAACGAGCTTACGACCAACGTCGACGACGCGCTCAACGATGATTTAGGCGCGGTCATTCGGACGCGCGGGGATCCCAACGCCGCGGTTGCTTTCAACAACATCCCGTTTCTTGGTCAGGCGGCGATGCCAATCATCGAATACCTGAACGATGTGCTCCAGCGTCGTACTGGGTTGTCCGATGCGGCAAAGGGCCTCGACCCGAAAGCCCTTCAATCGTCCACGATGGTGGGGGTGGAAGCGATAATCAACGGGCAGCAAGAGCGCACCGAGCTTGTCGCGCGTGTGCTCGCTGAGACGGGTTTCAAGGACTTGTTCAGCGGCTTGTTTAACGAGATCTGCGAGAATCCCTCGCAGCAACGGACTCTGAAGGTCAACGGCAACTGGGTGGATTACGACACCTCGACCTTCGACGCCTCGATGGGGGTCGAAGTCAACCCAACCCTCGGCAAAGGTTCTGACACCGTCAGACTGATGACATTGCAACAAATCAAGACAGATCAACAAACGATCGTAGCGCAAATGGGCCTCAATAACCCTGTTTGTGGTCTGCAGGAGATGATGAATACGCAAACGGACATGTTGGCGATCGCCAACATTAAAAATGTCAACCGATATTTCAAGATGCCCAATCCGGTGCAGCTGCAGGCGATGCTGAGCGCGCCGAAAGAGCCCGACGCGATGACCTTGGCGGCGCAAGCCCAGTATCAGAAGGTGAAAGCCGACGCGGCGGAAGCGTTGGGCAATCAAAACCTCAAGAAGGCGCAGCAAGACCAAGACAATGCGCTCGCACAAGCGCAATTGCGCGAAAAGACGCTCTACGACCAGGCCAAGCTGCAGCTTGAGGCCGACGCCCTGCATGCGAGCCATGTCCAGGCGCTCGGCAAGATGGCGAGCGACATGTTCAAGACCGCGCACGACGGCGCGATCGACGTGCATCAGACGCACGTTCAGGCGGCCAGCGACCAGGCGGTCGCGGACACCCAGGCCGAAGCGGCCGCACAGCAACCGCAGGGAGGCGGGGCATGAACGGGATTGGGTGGGCGGTTAAAGAGCTTCAGGATGGCAATCTTGTGCGGCGCGCGGGTTGGAACGGGAAGGGCATGTATCTCCTCCTCGTTCCCGGCTCGAAATTTAAAGTTGACCGTGCGCCGATGAATCAAATCTTCGCGCCAGGGACTGAGGTCGAGTATCATGCACATGTCGATATGAAGACGGCGCAGGGCTACGTCGTGCCCTGGCTATGCAGCCAAACTGACTTGCTGGCGCTCGACTGGGAGAGCGCATGACCGGCTTGCCCAACATCGATCCGACACAGACCGACGCTCGAGCGCACGATACGCAGGCGAAGCGCGTGCTCTTCGACGAGGCGCAGGAGCTCCTGCATGAGAAGGGCGTGTTCATGCTCGCGGTGCGGGCGCTCCGGATTAAGTGGTTCAACGAGCATCTGGACACGACCGATCGTGAGAAGGACCGTGAACTGAAGGCGAAGCTGCAAGTCTTGCGGGCGATTCCGGACGAGCTCCAGGGCTTTATTAACGACTACAAGATGGCAATTGACAGACAGAACAAGCATGCCCCCCGACGGCCTTGATAGCGCTGCGCAAGCGTTTGAGCGCGCGATCGATCCGGCTCAGACGCAGAGCGAGGGAACGCCGCGCGCGCCCGCGCCGCGGGA